TGGTGGCGCTGTTATGGATGCCCAGCAGTGTCTTGGTGATGCGAAAGAGCAATTAACCGCAGTAGCTGTACATAGCGCAACAGAGGCATTTTTACGCAAGCAAAATCTCATTGAAACGGTACAACCTTCCGCGGGCGGGCCGATTAATATTTATCAGGGTAAACGAGTAATTATTGACGATGGATGCCCTTATGAGGGTTCAGGAGCCAATATGGTATTTACATCATATCTATTTGGTGCCGGTGCAATTGCTCTTGGTAATGGTTCTCCAGTAGGATTTGTACCTACTGAAATTGACAGAGCGAAAAGAAAAGGCTCTGGTGTAGATTATTTAATTAACAGAAAGACTAATATCCTTCATCCGCGTGGAGTTAAGTTTACGAATACGAA